AGACTATCAAGATGGCGTTAAGCCGTTGATTGATAAAGGTTTTTTTGTTGTTGCTAGTGGAGTGCTAGCAGAGTGCTATCAAGATGCTATCCCAGAGACAGAGACAGAGAGAGAGACAAAGACAGAGAAGAAGCAGACAAGCAATCGCGGTTCGCGCTTGCCATTGGACTTTGTTTTAGATGAAGAATGGATTTCTTTCTGTAAACAGGAACGACCTGATTTAAATCCACAAAAGGTTTTTGCTGAATTCTTGGATTATTGGACAGCACAACCGGGGCAAAAGGGTGTGAAATTGGCTTGGACACCAACATGGAGAAATTGGGTTCGCCGCCAATCAGCCCCAAAACAATCTTTTGCCCAACAAGCCGCTGATGTTGCCCGGACAACAGTACCCGCTAGAAACACTGGCCCTGATCCTGTGCTTCTCCAGATTGCTGAAGACAGAAAGAAGGCTTCTCCACCACCAGCAAATTTGCGTGACCTTGTTGCCAGCATGAAAGGGGCTTTGAAATGATTGATTGGAATCTTGTTTCTTCAATTCTTGAAGACTTACAAAAAATAGCTCGTCCTGAATTTGATGATGATGAAAAAATCTGTTGGATGCTTGAGCAGACTTGGGAACTTGCACAAAAAGCAGAGCGTGATGCTTGTATGGGTATTTGTGATGAAGCCGCTGAAGACATGACAGACATGGCCAAGTGGGGCGCTCAAACGTGCAGTAAATTGATTAAAGCAAGGGGACAAGTATGACCAAAGAAGACATTATCCGCATGGCGCGGGAGGAAGGCATCAGGGACTGCACTTGCAATGGCGAGTTTGGATGCCTTGAACGTTTTGCCGCCCTTGTAGCCGCATCAGAGCGTGAGGCGTGTGCAAAGTGTGTGGAGGAAAAGGCCAAGGGTTACGAGGAGCGTGCAGCGCAACCCAAAGATGTCCGCGACATCAACCCAGAAGTGGCACGAATAGCTGTGCTGGCTTGCGGACAACTCGCCGCCGCCATCCGAGCAAGGGGACAAGAATGAACGAAGACATGAAAAACGCATGGGTTGAGATCACTCGCTCATTTGGTGAGCCTACCCGAGAAGAACTCGATTTGTTCTTGCGGACATGGCAAATGGCGATTCAAGCAGAACGCAAGCGATTAGCCACTGAATGTGCAATGTTGCCTTTTGGAGACACTGCCGCCAGCTTCTCTGTCTGGATTGCCAATGGTGGTAAGCCATGAAACCTACTCGTCAGCAAGCAATACGAGAATTGCTTTTAAAGCACCCTCAAGGGCTTACAAGGCAAGAAATCAGCGATACCCTGAACATCCAAATTGCCAATGTCAAAACAGCGATTAAAGGGATGCCAGATGTATTTGTGGACAGGTGGATTCTTGGTGGTCATGGTCAGTACCAAAAGATTTATTGCGCTGTGTATGTCCCTGAAGACTGCCCTCACCCTAAAGACAGGGTTTATCGTCAACCAAAAACTGTGTGGGTGAATGTATGAGCAGAAGTTACGCATTAAGAAAACTTTTGGAGCATGGTGGCCTGACCCGCCGGGAGATCATTGAGATCACTGGCTGGAAGGTCAAACAAGTTCACTACACATTGGCTTACTTGGCTGAAATTGCAATCATCAAGAAAGACGGAAAGAATTGGGTATTAGGGTAACTACGCATGGCTTACAGCAGAAAAGCAATATCTAATCAAGGCGACAGATACATGATTGAACTTGGTGAAGCGCGAGTCTTATTCAGGACTTACGAAGCAACAGGTCAAAAGGTGTTAACGCCTGTTCGCATGGAATGGTTAGAAAAGACCTATGGAACTGGTGCTGTCCAAAGAATCAAAGGCTATATGCTGAAGTTACAGAATGGGGAATTGGAATGACAACACAACACACACCGGGGCCGTGGGCGTTCAGTCAAAGCGCTCAATACGGAGACACCCGTTTTTATGTCGCGCAGGGCGATGGTGCTCCTTACACCCCGCATTACTCGGATGTTGCCACGCTGATTGCAGAGACAGTCAACGATGAGCGCCGATCTATCCAAGAAGCAAACGCCCGCCTGATCGCCGCAGCACCTGATTTGCTGGATGCGCTTAAAAAGGTTATGCCGTTTATTGACTGTATTGCCGCAGTGACTCGGGAAGAAATTATTGAGTATGAAGCCGCAATGAAGATGGCAGATGCTGCAATCAAAAAAGCAACAGGCCAAGAATGAGATACGCTGCCAGAGTAGACGCTAACCAAGCGCAAATCGTTTCAGCACTGAGAGCCGTTGGCGCTTATGTCTGGATTATTGGCTTACCTGTTGACCTTTTAGTCGGCTATGGAAACCAGACATTTCTTGTTGAGGTCAAAGATGGCCCTAAAAAGCGTTTAACGAAGCTACAGCAAGAGTTTTTTGAAAGTTGGTGCGGTGGTATCGTTTGCCGCATTGATGGCCCTGAAGCGGCTTTACGCATGATTGGGGTTGTAAAGTGAAAGTCACCCTTCATAACGCACAACAAGCGCACACTGTCCTGAAAGATGTTTGGGCCAAGGCCAAGCCTTACTTGCTGGCTGGTAACAAACTGGTGCTGACGATTGAACAAGAATCAAAGAGCCGTGAACAAGAAGAAAAATATCACGCCATCATCAATGACATTGCAAAACAATCCAGCCATTTAGGGGCCAAGTGGAGTGCCGAGGATTGGAAGCGTTTTTTGGTTTGGCAGTTTGCTAAAGAAATCGGGATCAGCACTGGCAAGCTAGTTCCAAGTCTTGATGGCACTGGAATTGTCCAGCTTGGCTTACAAACCCGTAAGTTTAAAAAGCACGAATCAACTCAATTCATTGAGTGGCTTTTGGCTTGGGCAGCACAAAACGGAGTTGAAATTGAAAGTTGAAATTGGTAATGCAACGCTGTACCTTGGCGATTGCATGGACATTCTGCCAACACTGGACAAGGTGGATGCGGTAATTACTGATCCTCCTTATGGCATTAATGAAAACAGTAAAAAAGTGGCAAGCCGTGGAAAGTTGGCCGCACCTAAAGATTATGGTGACTTTGATTGGGACAAAGCACCGCCACCTGATGCTTTGATTGAATTAATCCGTACCAAAGGGCAACATCAAGCATTTTTCGGCGGAAACTATTTCACGCTCCCCCCAACATCGTGCTGGCTGGTTTGGGACAAGTTAAATGGCAGCAACGATTTTGCTGATTGTGAACTGGCTTGGACAAACTGGCCCAAGGCTGTACGCCGACTGCAATGGCGCTGGAACGGCATGATTCGCCAAGGTAATGAGGAGCGCTATCACCCAACGCAAAAGCCGCTTGAGGTTATGAAATGGGTTATTGAACTTTGCCCAAAATCAGAAACTATCTTAGACCCATTTATGGGAAGCGGCACAACAGGCGTTGCTGCTGTCCAGATGGGCCGCAAGTTCATAGGAATTGAACGTGAGCCAAAGTATTTTGAAATTGCTTGCAAACGCATAGAAGACGCACAACGAACATTTGATATGTTTGGTTTCAATGGCACAACAGCCGCTGACTTGCCGAAACAGGAGTCCATGTTTTGACGAAGTATGAAAAAGCCCATAAGAACGCAGTAGCCGAGTTGGGTTGCGCTCTTTGCCATCATTTACATGGCGACCATGATCCAGCACCAGTAGAACTCCACCATTTACGGGCTGGCGGTTGGGGTAAGGGAGATTACAAAACCCTGATACCACTTTGCGCCGAGCATCACAGAGGAAACACTGGTGTTCATGGCTTGGGAACAAAAGGCTTTGTTAAGCACTACGGCATCACGCAACAAGAACTGCTTGATTGGACGCTTATGAGGGTTTCTACTGATTCACAAGACTAAAAAGCCGCTAGACAATAGAGGCTCATTAACCAAGGAATGATTATGAAAATCTCTCAAGTCACTGGAAACTACACCTACAAGACACTCTTGAATGGTGGTGTTGTCACTGTTGAATTTGAAATCGAAGACACCTCTGATGACTATGGCCCTGACTATCGCGTCAATTGCAATGGCATCTTTTTCGAGGGCGTAGACATTACAGATATTCTTTCCAATGAACAGTATCAAGAACTGGTTGATGACGCACACGCCGATTGGAGAGAGTGATGCAAATATCTATCGCCATTGTTGTGCTGGGTGCAGCAGTTTTTGCAGGAGTCTTGTTGGCCCCTACAAGTGGATTAAAACGCATTGACTGCGAACAAGCTGAATTTCACCCTGACTACACCGCTGAGATGAAAGAGCAGTGCCGCATGATGCGATCAGGAAAGATGACATGAGAAACGTAAGTGGCTACCTGACAGACGATGGCAGATTCTTTCAAGACAAGAAAGAAGCAGAAGCCCATGAACGACTGCTTGGGGTGAATAAGTTGATTGAGCAGTTTGTCCAAATGAAGTGGTCTAAAGGCGACAGCATTGACGAGTCGCTACAGGCTTGGGAACGATACAAAGCGGAGATGGCGAAATGACTTGGATTCTTACAATATGTTTTGGGATGCCTTTTGCTATTTGCCACCAGCAGCGCGAATACGAATACAAGACCCAAGAAGATTGCTACAAGGCGAGAGAAAGCATCGTGTCTCAAATTGGAACAGGCCATGCAGTTTGTGCGCCACGAAAGGAAAAGAAAAAATGACTAAAGACAATACAGAAGATAAAGTGTCCTACGCTGGCAACGGCACTGCTGGAATACAAAACACGACAGCACCCACTGGATTTTTCTTTCAGATGCCGAAGCAGGAGCCTGTGGCATGGGTGGATATTGATGAAAATGGCGCAATGTCTAGCTTGCGTTATTGGTCAGAACCAGATAACCGCAATGAAGTTGCGCTTTACCCCGCCCCACGCGCAGCAGTTGTAAACCAGCAGCTGACTACTGAACCCGCAGCACCTTTGCAAGAGCCGCCACCAGAGTGCCAAACAGAGGCCGAGAAACGTGCTTATGCGTTTTGGTGGTGGAAGGCACTGGAGGCCAACAGAGCAGCACCTGTGCAGGAGCCTGTGGCGTTGGTAATTGACGGCGTTCTGGTGAAGTCCTCACTTCCAGAAAAATATACAGGCCACCTTTACACCACCCCACCCGCACAAGAGTTTGTGTGCAGCACTGGCCTTTGCCATTACAAAGCACAGCGGCAATGTGAGGATGAAAAATGATTCCGTCAACCAGAGCAGAGGCAAAAGCCATTGGTGCATCTCACTACTTTACTGGAGAGCCGTGTCGTAACGATCACATTGAGCCACGTTTTACTGGTTCTGGTGTGTGTATGGCTTGCGCCAGAGAAAAGTCTCAAAGGTGGGCGCTGCTGAATAGAGACAAATACATCGAGCGCAAAACTATCTCTAACGAAAAACGGAAGCACAAAAACAAACTCAGTGCAGCGGAGTGGAGAAGGAAAAACCCAAGCCGCAAAAACGCGATTGAGTCTGTGCGCCGAGCAACCTGCCGACAGCAAACACCATCATGGGCTGATAAAGACCAGATCGTCATGTGGTATGAGGTCGCCAACGTATTGAGTCGTGGCGGCGTCAAGTTTCACGTTGACCATGTGTTTCCTTTGCGCGGGAAAGGCGTTTGTGGTTTGCACTCACAAGACAACTTGCAAATCTTGCCTTGGCATTTGAATTTGAGAAAAGGAAACAAAAATGGCAACTGAAGAATATCAAGTCGGCTATGAAGCTGGCTATCAAGATGGCTGGAACGCAGCGCAAAAACCTTTTGTTGGGCTGACGGATGAAGAAATACTCAAGCTGGCATATCCAATTCGCTGGCAAGAGGTCGATGATTTTGAGGCGGACAAGGCAGTCAATTTTGCCCAAGTCATCGAAGCCAAACTCAAAGAGAAGAACACATGAGGCCAGACAGTCCCTGCATAGCAGTCTGCGATGTTCTTTACAAAGATATTTGCTCTGGATGTGGTCGTCACTACATTGAAGTTGCTAGATGGACTGAGATGACGCAAGAGGAAAAAGACATTGTTTGGCAACGAATCGACAAAGAAGCCACTTCATGGCGATACAACACATACAAAGATAGAGTGAAATGAGAAAGAAAAGCAGATATAAACCCAAGGGAATCCGTCTGGACGCTGTTAATTGGGTGATAGCAGGGATGAAACCAATATCCAGTGTTGGTGACGCTATCCTTGTTCTGAAGGCCAAGAATCATTCAGCACTGACAGAGGTTGTCCAAGGCCGTGGAAACCGTGACCAGATAGATGTGCTGATCGGAGCACTCAATATCTGTGAGGCTTTTGCTGTTCACGGAAAAGGAAGTGATTGGCTACCAGAGATCAAAGAAGCACAAGATGCGCTTTATGACATGGCTTTAAGAGGCGTGAATACGGAGAAGTTCTTGTTCCGTGGCCCTGAGATGCAAGCCGTTAACTTGGCTATGGAAATTCACGATGCTCAACTGGATGCGGCAACTGTGAAGGAACTTGAGGATATGACCGACTTTGTGACAAAGCAGATCATCCTCAAGAAAGCTAGACCTATTGTCAGTAAACAAGAATGTCAAAGTACGCCAGAGCAAATGCTGCCAGCGTAAAGCCAAGACCGACTGCCAAGGTAATGTCTGCGATTGTTTCTTTGTTCATTTTGAACTCCTGTTGTTGATGGCTGTATTATCAGGTTATCAACAGAAAATTCCTATAAGTATTTGCCCTCATTCACAACTAGCAAAAATTGTGATATGTTGTAAAATGCGGGTAACTGGAGAACACTATGGCTGGTTTGCTTGGTACAGAACTGGAAATCTTAATTGAGATTGAAGAAGCTGAAGAATCAAAATTTGACGAGGCTGAGAACGCCAAGACCGTCAAATACATGGAAGAAACGCAGATGTACGGGCCTAAAGACCCAAGCAAGCCTTCCAGTGATTTCTGGCGTGACCTTGCTAATTACTGGCGCATTGCCCCAGATCAAGCCAAGCGCAAGCTGTGTTCTAACTGCGAATACGGTGATGTAAGCCCCGAAACCAAAGAAATGTATGGTGACGAGGCTGTCTACTGCAAGAAGTTTGAGTTCGTCTGTGGCGAAGGCAAGACTTGCAAGCGTTGGGAACACGGCGAATCTGAAGGAGATTGACATGGGAACGACTAACACCACTCCAATGACCTCCAAAGAGGCCAAGAAACTGGCTGAACAAGCCCGTAAGCAAGCCGAGTCCAAGGGCTGGCAATCAATGGCTTACAAGTTCTCAAAGCCTAAAAAATGATTAAGCGCGGCAAAGAGCAATTCTCTGGCTACAACAAGCCAAAGGCTACGCCAAGTCACCCGACCAAAAGCCATGCTGTACTGGCTAAATCTGGTGACGATGTAAAGCTGATTCGCTTTGGTCAACAGGGCGTAAAAGGCTCCCCAGATGGCTCTAAACGCAATGAAGCGTTTAAGGCTCGTCATGCTGAAAACATTTCCAAAGGTAAGATGAGTGCCGCTTACTGGGCCAACAAGGTTAAATGGTGAACAACATGAAGATGAACAAAAAAGGCGAAGCCAAAATGAGCAAAGTCATGGGCGAATACAAAGACAAGGAATTGCACTCTGGAAAGGGTGGCAAGGTTGTCAAAAGCCGTGACCAAGCTATTGCTATTGCTCTGAGCGAAGCCGCCAAAGCAATGGGCCGTTACAAGAAGTGAGATTGATATGGCTGATGGACTGCTTGGCGCATACTTTGGAAACCCTAACATTCAGCGTCAGGGTGCAAGAGCAAGGGCATTGGCTAAACAGCGTGATGTAAACCTGTTGGCTGACCCAAAGACTTATGCTGTTGTGCAGGGTCTATTGGGTACACCTCCTGACCAATTGGGCTTTAGCGTCCTGAATCCAAAGTATCAAGAAATCAAGCAAGTTGCCGAGCCAGCCTTTTACGCTGGTTCTTTGCTTCAAGTAGCACCAGCAACAGCGCCAGCAGTCAACAGAATCGCTCAAGCAGTCGGGCCAAGGCTAGAACAAACGCTTCTTCCAGCATTTGAGGCAGCATACAACCGTGGCGGCTTGACCCGTGAGATGGTTGAGGCTATGGGGACAAACACAGCTAGTAGAATGTTTGTCCCTGCAACAGCAGAAGAAGCATATAAAGCATCAAAAATGCTTAAAACGAATACACCTCAAGAAGTTTGGCAAAAGACTGGCATTGGTCGCGGCCCTGATGGAGAGTGGCGTAAGGAAATCAGCGATAAAGCATCAAAGTATGATCCAGAGGCTTTGGCTGATTTGAAAGCAAGAGACGATTTTGACTATTTAAAACACACTCAGCCATTTGATACGGTTTTGGAGCATAAAAAGCTATTTGAATACGACCCATTGCTTGGCGATATTCCTGTTCACTTTATGCCAGCAGAAAAGATGGGTCGTGCTTATGGTGCTTATTCGCCAACACATAACAGGCTTACATTGCGCGATACGCTTTCACCAGAAAAAGCAAGAAGTAGCGCATTGCATGAAATTCAGCACGCAATTCAAGAGAAGTCAGGTTTTGCAGTTGGTGGAAACGCTCGTGATTTTGCAAAAATTCGATATGAAGCCGATCAACAAATTGGCATATTGAATGAAAAAATGCGTGATATTGTTCGTCAAATTGACAATCCAGCAACAACGCAGCAAGAAAAGGCATTGCTCCGCAATCAATATGATGACCTAATCAATGAAAGGCAATCGCTTGTAAGCAATGCTCAAATTGATCCTGAAGAAGCCTATGGCAATCTAATGGGCGAGGCAGAAGCAAGATTGACTCAGCGCCGCATGGATTTGACAGACAAGCAAAGACGAGAAAACTTCCCGTTTGAGTACACTGGTGAAGTTGGATATGGCTTAGACGTTCCGCTGGAAGGTTTGATTCAAATGGCTCCAGACGGTACAATTATCCGCAGAGGTCTTCTAGGCCAGTAACAATCCCGCTGATGTGAGTCAGCACTAACTTGACCAACCTACGGGAGTCAAACATGAATAAACAAACTCAAAATAGCAGAGGCCGCCCCAAGGGATCACCAAATAGGGCTACGGCTGACGTAAGGGCCGCTATAGCCGCTTTTGCAGAGGGCAATGCCCATAAGCTACAAGATTGGCTAGATCGCGTTGCAGAGGGTTCTGAGGGCACTAAGCCTGATCCAGCCAAAGCCGCTGATTTGTATCTCAGGGCGATTGAGTACCATATCCCCAAGTTGGCTAGAACAGAAGTCACTGGTCAAGATGGTGGGCCAGTAGAGATTTCAGCCATTCAGATCAAGCTGGTCAAGCCGAATGAATCTTGAATTAGATTTCCCTGAAAAACTGGGATTTCTGTTTGAGCCTCACCGGTACAAGATTCTCTATGGTGGGCGTGGCTCTGCCAAGTCTTGGTCGGTTGCTCGGGCTTTGATCGCTATTGCTGTTCAGAAGCCAACACGAATCCTTTGCGCCCGTGAGTTGCAGAACTCTATATCTGACTCTGTGATTGCTCTATTGGGCGACCAGATCAAGGCTATGGGGCTTGAGTCTTTCTTTGATGTTCAGCGTACAGCTATCTACGGAAAGAACGGCTCAGAGTTCAGCTTTGCGGGTCTAAAGCACAATGTCACCTCGATCAAGTCGTTTGAGGGCGTGGATATTTGCTGGATTGAAGAAGGCCAAGCAGTCTCTAAAGTCTCTTGGGAAACCCTGATCCCTACTATTCGTAAGCCTGATTCTGAGATATGGGTGACATTCAACCCTGACTTGGACACAGACGAGACTTACAAGCGTTTCGTGGTTAATCCTCCAGAAACAGCCAAGATTGTCAAGATGAACTGGTCTGACAATCCTTGGTTCCCTCAAGTCCTTAAAGACGAATTAGAGCATTTGAAGGCCAAGAACATTGATTCTTACCTGAATGTCTGGGAAGGGCATACACGCCAGATGCTTGATGGTGCTGTATACGCCAATGAACTACGTAAGGCCCAAGAAGACGGGCGAATCCGTGTACTGATTATTGACAAGTCAATCCCTGTTCAGACCTTTTGGGACTTAGGATGGGCTGACATGACCTCGATTTGGTTTATTCAGGTCATTGCTGGTGGTGAAGTACGAGTCATTGACTTCTACCAAAACTGCCAGAAAACCATC